GCTCCAGCACCGCCTGTCTTTCTACTTAAATTACCAAATTGATCTGTTAATTGTGTAATGTTATTGGCTACACCTTGAATACCAAAAGGAGCATCTTGAATAATACGTGAAAATTCTTGTGTCGCTGGTACTGCGTTTGCTGTAGACTTACCAAACTTATCAATACCTCTAGAACTATCAATTAATGATTTTTGTAGAACCTTACCGCCTTTACCAGATTCTTTTAGTACTTGCTCAATAGTTTTACCAGATTTAGCAGCTTGAATAGCAAGGCTTTTAAACTCCTTTTCAGATAAGTCTAATTTTTTAAGTAAATCATTTATATCCGCACCAATCTGTACACTAAGCTCTGGCATTTTCCTTTTTTTCTAAGTATTTTTTATATTCCTCTATAAACCTTTTCTTTCCATTATCACTTACCCTTACAACATCTTTTTTCCCTATCTTCCACCAATTATCTTCTTTCATTCCTCTTAGCTTCTTTGGATCTTGATGCGGGGCTATATAGGTAATCCATGATAAACGTCTTAATTTGTACTCATTCCGTTGTTCTGACCTATTAAAAGCAATAAGGCGAAGTCTAAACTCCGCCCATGTCATTTTATATACATATTTTAAAGATGGGCATTGCAACTCTCCTAATGCCACCGAAATAACATCTTCTCCCCAATCTACTTTTTTTTTACAGGCTCAACCGCATCTGCTTCTTCTTCAACTTCTGGCAGGAAATTGCCTTTTATATTATCAACGAACTTATTACTCCATTCGGCTAAAATGCCATCAGTCTTTTTAAAGTCTTTAGTTTCTTCTAGGAAGGTTAGAAACTCCCTTTTAGATACTTGTAACTTAACCTCGTCTAACTCCGCTTCACACTTTGCAGAATAGTACATTAAGTCTATCATATCAGCTATAGGGTTAATCATTAAGGAGTTTAAAAGACCGTTTAAATCGACGTTAAATTCTTTTTGCGCTTTACCTAAAAAGTATAAGCCAAACCCAAACTTAACATCATGTCCGTTAATAGTTACTGTCATATTATACTATTGGATCAACTAATACTATTGCACCAGAACCGCTTAAAGTTGCGCTAAACGTAGAAGCACCATCTGCTGGTTGGTCTAGGTTTAAATCTGTAATAATTGCTGTTCCGTAGTAAATTGTATCTGCTAAACCACTATCTAACTTCCATGTTAAATTAGTCTTAGCCATTTGTATTTCAAGTAACCAGTCATGGGATGCTAAAGTAGTTTCACCACCTGCTGAAGTAGTATCTATATACTCACCATCGGCTGCAATATCATAACTAAATTGATCTGCTGTTCTTACTGTGTTTCCTGGATCACATTTCGTGTTACTTTCAATTACACTTAATGCTGTTGTTAAAGAGTTTGATGTCAAACAAGCGATAGGCTTATAAGCTACGGCTACTGTATCGTATACAGATAATATGCCTTCATACCCTTTAATTATTGTTTCTCCTGCCATAATAGATTTTATTTATTGATTATGTAAATATAATAAATTTAATTTATAGTTAATTCAATTCGAATGAACTTTCTGAATATATTTTCGTTTTCTGTTGTGCTTGATAAATCATTTGGGAAGTCTAGTTTTTGGTCTATAATATTTAACCCTCCATCAAGTGCTAAATCCGCTTCTAAAAGGTTTCTTATAGCCTCTGCTATGTCATCTGCTAATAATCGACTACCTGTATTACCTGTACTTCCATATCGTGTAACAATGTCTAATAATATGCTACTTTGCCACCTATTACCACATTTAACACTTTCATCAACTTGGTTGGTTTGAGTAGTCATTAAAACATAGTACTTAGGAATTACTGAACCCGTTATCTTACTATCATAAATATTAATAGTTTGGGTGTTTACTGTAATGCCGTTTATAAGGGCATATAAAGCCTTTCTAACATACTTATCTGGTAGTGCTAACGTTATCATACTTTACTTAATAATGTTGTTAATTCAGCTTTTAACAAGTCGTAATATTTTTTTCTACCTGTATTAAAAGCAGGATATAAAAACGGTCTAGCGGGTAAATTAACTTGCTTAATACCTTTTCCTTTAAACTTTATAGCCATTTCTTTAAGTTCATCTGGCACTTCTACTAATCCACCTGTTCCAAACTCTACATAAGCAGCATAAGGGGCTAAACCCGTTGCATTAGCAAATACTTTCCAATTCAAATCATCAACTTCAATCGCCTTAATGCTTTGTTGTAATTTCCCTGTGTCACCTACTTTAGCGTGTATCTTAGCATCTCTCGCTATTTCTTCAGCCGTAATCATGGTAACACTTTCTACAACTTCCCTGCCTTCATCACCTAAAGCAACTAAATCTTTAAGTAATTTCTTTAAGCCTTTTATTTCGCCTGTTTTAGCCATTATATAGGACTTATTACCGTTACACTTGCTGTAGACTGTTTAACCGCTATAATCTCAACTTCTGTATTCTCTAAATTGATATTAGCAGGTGCATTTTGTATAATGTACTTTTCATCCCTATACTTGATGAATTGATTAATAGCATTATAGGTTATATCGTTTCTATATCTTAAATGAACTATAATTGTGTTTAATGGATCGTTTACACCTAAATCTACTAAAGCCTGTGTATTACGACTATTTGTGTTTATAGTCTGAAGGTGACACCATGACCTAGTAATAAGTTCTTCACTTACCGTAAACCCACCGTAACCATCAGCAACTTCTACAACCTGCCAAAATTCTATAACCTTTGTATATTCTCTACCTATCAAAATATAAAACGTCTATTAGTGTCTATAAAGCTATTAGCCCATGATGGAAGCATCTCTTTAAAGGTCTGGTTAGTTTCCTGCTCATAAAACATGCACTTAACCATCACTTTAGCCACATCTATCAGTTCTGTGGGTACATCCGTTTCTAAAGTATATCCTACATTTAAAGTGAGCGTATCTACATCAGCATCATCTAGTGTATAAATATTATAGAGCCTCCTTACCTCTATATCATAATCGTTAACACTAGCAGGAGCAACCACAGAATTAATAGGTGTATCGTAAACCCTTACACAGCTATTTACTACTGTAAAGTCTTTATCTCTTGCATAAACCATTATAGAAGTCTGTTTTTCTATGTAGGCTAAAGCACTTTTTATCATGCTTGTTATCTCTGCATCGGTTTCTGTTTGGGTGTCATCTATCCTAAGATAGGTTTTCATGGTAGCTAAGGGCAAAACATCTATATACGCCATTATTTAGCCTTTTTAGATGGTTTATTTTTTAGATCTGGAGCAAGGGTCTTAGTTTGTTTTTCAATATCTAAAACATGGCTTATATCAGTTCTATCACCTAGATATTCATCACCAGCCCTGTAAGTTGTTTGTGTTTGAGTACAGTAGAAATCTGTTTTTACTTTTGCCATAATTAAAATCTATTGAAATACCCTTGCAATATAGATAAAATCTATGACATATGCAAATATGATTAATACATTGTATTAAAAAACCCCCTTACCTAAATAAGAGGGTCTTTAACTAAAACAAACTAAATATGAAAACTAATACTATACTGCTGTAAAGTCACCGTAAATTACTGCTGCTGGTTGCTCAACTGCTAAATTTACTTGAGCTTCAACTCTTGCTGTAATGTTGTTAGTAACAAAGTTACTTCCTTCTTGGTCGCTAAACTCTAAAGAAAGTCCTTCTGTATTTACTTTATTAACTCTTGACCAATCACCAACATAATATTTATTAGCAGGTAACCAGCTAGAAGCCTTTAATACTTGCACACCTGCAACACGTAAAACACCACCTTCATAAGTAACTGCACTTGCAAGGTCTTGTTTGGCTGTTTTAAGGATGCTTAAATAATCTGTAGGCTTAACAATGATTAAGTTGCTTTCATTGTAATCAGCATCTTCTAATTTGCCAATTTCATTGATAAGCATTTCAGCTTTTGTTTTGCCTGTGATAATTTCAGTAGAAGCTGTTGCTGCTGCTGCTAAAATAGTTTGGAAAGCTGAATTTTCTGCTTTATAATAATCACGTCTTAACAACATTGGTATTGTGTTGGTGATATAAGATAAATTATTACGCATCTTACGAGAGTAACGAGCAAAACCAGCGATAAAATCAGTTGATACATCAGTTGCTGTGAAATCGTAATCTCTTTGAGATTTAGAAGATCCTTCAGTTTGTGCAGAAATAGAACCTTCACCAGCACCTTCTACGGTATAGGTATAGATACCATTAGGAGCAGATACAGAACCCGCTATATCTTCAATGTTAACCTTTTGAGAAGGAAACTTGACAATATCAAAATTATATGCTCTTGGAGCTGTTCCTGTAAGGTTAGCTGTTACCATATCTCCAACTGCTTTCGTTTGGAATGACTTTCCAACTCTTACCTCTTTAATTTCATTGATGTTATCTGCTATTAATTTACTTGCTTTTGTTTGTAAATTATCTTTAATATCAATGTTTTCTACTGATTTAGACTGCATTTTAACATCTAATTTATCAGCATGATCTTGTACAGATTTGATTTGTTTTACTAAATCTTCTTGTATTGCTTTTATTTCATTATCAAACATAGCTTTTGCTTCTGTTTTGATAGTTTCAGATACCTTTACTTCAAAAGCATCAATAGCAGCTTTTACTTCAGTTTCTGTTTTACCTTCTAATCCTTTTTTTAGCGTTTCTAATTCCGCTATTAATTTTTCGTCCATTATTTTATTTTTAATGAGTTTGTAAATCCTTTAATTGTGTTCAAAATAAGCGGGTCAATTTCTGGAGTGCTAGGTTCTAGCGAGTCCTCATTAAGTGCTTTTAATATAGCTTCAATCTGCCTAAGTCTATTATCTGAATAGTCCAG